TTGACCTCTGAGGTCTGTTTGTACCCTTGCGTTGAATACGTCTTAACAAGTGATGATTTCACTTGGTGCGTATCGTCCTTTTCAAAGAACATGTGTGTACAATGTATTACTACTGCCATATTGCCCCCCTCTATCCTGCTTTCTTTAGTCCGTTAGCTTTTGACCATTCAGTATAATTCTTGTATGGGATTATTCCCTCCCCTCTGGCTCGTCTGAAATCGTTGGTAACTCCGTCAAGTTCGATGATGAAGGTACACCTACAATTGCAGTCATCAGCTGCTTCTCCTAATGAACCAGGAGCAGGACCCGAACCGCCGTTCTCGCTGTGGAAGTTACCGTTCTTGTCTGCTTCTTGACCGTCCAACATTTGGTGAGCATCCCTTGTGTCTCCGTCCAATGTTGATACCCAAATCTTCTTTGTTTTGATTCCCAAGTCGTTTGCGTGTTCCATACTTTCTAAAGAAGCTTGATTATGTACTCTGTGTGCTTCTGTTTGAGCCACCACCATAGATTTCTTAGCGTCACCACCTAATACTTTAGTAATCCGCTTTGACATCTTCCCGTATCCTTCGCCACGCATCAAGCCCTGAACAACTGACTGGTTTATCTTGCTAATTACCTGAGCTTTGTTTTTTAATAGCGTCTGATTCAATGTCAGCCCCGATATAGGGTTCTGTATAGCCGCCCTGATTCTTGCAACATCTAATGTTTTATAACTCAGCTTCGCCTGCAACTCTTTTTCTATTGCAAACCCTGTACGATAATAACCTGACTTGTACATCTCTGATAAACCGCTATTCAAGATTCTTTTCTCGTCAAGATACAAAGCGTTCATTGTTTTTGTAATCTCTTTTTGTGTCAGTTTCAGACGGTTGTATTTCTGCATCTCTGCATACGTCAGTTTGTCTTTGATACCGTACTTAGAATATAGATCTCCGAACATCACCTTTAGTTCTTTGTTAGCAACTCGATATTTAGCGACTAATTCTTTTTCCATGCTAGTGGTCATCTTTGCAGCGACCTTATTTGCTTTGTTTAGTTCACTCGTTATCGACATTCGGCTCCCTCTTTAATCCTACTAATGCATTGGCTAATGTGTCAATAATCTGTTCGTGTAATGCGTCTTCAACGGTATCTACTTCATAACTATCAAGTATCCCAAATTTACAATGCAACAATTCATGGATAAGTGTCTTTTCCATGTCCTGTTTAAATCCATTATGTACTTTTTCCCAATCAATATGATCCAATATCCTTATGACTGCTTTTTGACCTCCGTTTTGCCAATCGCATCTGCCAGCAGAATCAAGGTTATGATCTCTTTGTATAACTACGCTAGTTTCCCAATTCTCTAACCCTAAAACCTTTTTCCATTCCTCACACAACACTTTTAATTCTTCTAACGGCAATATGCATTCCTTTGGAAAATATTTCACTCCTCTTCCTCCTCTATCGGATTCCCGAATTCGTCTACCTCTAGTTCTTCTATGTCAAGGTCGATTGTGTCGCCTTGCTCCTTTTCCATCTGTGCTAATTCTTTGCCTACATCATCTACAAAGCTCAATAGTCCAAGTCTGGTCTTGTCGCTGATCAGTCCGGCAAATGCAACGGTTGTTTGTGCTTCATCCAATAGATTCAATGGGAAGTTTCGAGTCCAAGTATACTCTATATTTTTATAGTCTATGTTAGAACCTTTGACGTTCCAGACAAAAGATAACAGCTTGTACATTCTCATTAAAGATGATGTAAACTCTCGTTCTGAGGTAACGCACTTTGACTCAAGACTAAACATTTTAAACTTCATTGCTATACCTGTTACGGTGCCGCCAAATGCTTCATCAGAGAAATTGACCGACTGTGCAAACCCGTATATATTATCTTCGAGCCTGTTTAGATGATTTTCTATAACAGTGTCGCTCAGGTCTTTTGTTAAGAATTCCGCTCTACTTGTGGTATCGCCAAACCCGAAAGCACCCGTTCTTCTTGCTCTTTCCATAACGTCTTCGTCTGGAACCATCCCATAAAAAGCCATGTACGCAAGCCTAAACTGTTCAAGTTCTGAGTTGATGTCTGACAACGTGATATCGTACCCGTCTATCAGCGAATAAACCTTTTCACAGTCGCCTTGTTCTTCTTTGTTGTTGTCGAACTTGATTATCGGAACGCCTTTGAACATATGCGGTTGTGATTCTTTTCCGTTTCTCATGAAAGGAACATACAAGATTTCTTTCTGTTTTGTGTCCTTATCTGTCTGCGTTGAAGAGATAAAATAATACACGTTAGTTTCATCGTACCATTCTACATAGGTCTTAGTTTCTTTGCCGTCCATTATCTCATAATAGCGCATTGCGAATTTGGGTTCGTCCAATGAAGAGTCTCTAACTACAATACATTCCCACGGTTCTATACTTTGTACCCTTGTCGTCCCCTCTTCGCCTATATACAGCTGTCTAATGCCATAAGCACATATAGTTGCCATTTTCAAAGTTTCGCTGTCTAACAGCTCTATATGGTTTGTCTTGTTGAAGTCTTTTATGACCTGGATATCTAGGTCGTAAGCGTCCTGGTTGAAGATTTCTGTTTCTTCGCCTGTGTCAGGGTTTATCTCTGTTGATGTATAAACCGCTGTGTCTATGTCGTATATAATCGGATTTCCCAACATGTACCCAACCTTTGTGTCAATGATATCTCGGTCGAAAGCGTTATTGAGTTGGTTGTTGATCTTGCTTTTGTCTATATGTGTATGCATGAAAATAGGTACACCCTCCATTGTGGACTTGTACCTCTCGTAGTTCTTGATCATTCTGTTATGCTGTATTCTGTGGTCGCTTATCAGGTCTTTGATGATATCCGATATCCTGGACATTTGCCCGACTTCTATTCGCATTATAATATCTGACATTATACTCATGTTCTCACGTCCTTGTTTTTATTCTCCATCCACGCCCCCATTATTTTCATTTCTTCCAACACTCTGATTGTTAGTTCGTTCCAAACCCTTCTAAATTCCTTATGGTCAAACTTAGAAAAGTCCCATTCATCTTTGCTCAACGGTGTGTGTTCATATTTCATATCTTTATCACCTCGAACTTGTCAGTGTCGTTGTATCTGTCCCAGTATGTATCTTTAGCTATTTTTAATTCTTCATCTCTGACGCTGTATTCGTCAGGAGATAAATCTATACAACTTTCTTTGAATGTGTGAGTAGATGCCGCACACATTGCTATTGGCCCGAATACAACCCTTCCATCTTTAATCATCTTTCACCCCTCCTAATAAAATGCCCTAACTGCCTTTACGTCTCCGTACATTGATTCGCTCTCGTATGCGTATCTCAGAGCATCTAGTAAATGGTTGTTCTTGTCTACTGGTACTCTTAATGCGTTACCGTCTTTGTCCTCTTTCCATTTGTACTGTTGAATCTCGTTCTTAAAGTTCTGACATCTTACATCAATTATTATGTGTTGTCTTTGCAGCCAGTCTATACCAAATCTAACTGAATCCTTACCCTTCTTTGCAGATAATGCGTTAATGCCTAATTTGTTTAGCTCGACCTTACATCTTGGGTCTTCACTATCACAAGTAATATATTCTTTGCCGATAATTGGCTTAAGTGCCTCAGCTAACATATCGTTTGTCATTTCACGTTCGTATAGTTCGTCTGTTACATATATTGTCTTAAGCTTTTTAGCATAGTGTGTCCTTATCGTTGCATTAGGATCAACCGAGAACCCGAAATCCTGGCCGTTCTTATAATTATCAAATGTGTCTAAAATGCATGTCTGCGTACCGTTTATGTCTACAAACTCATTGTGTAAGTCCCTAGCCTCCCAGTTCTTAAATATAACGCTTCCTAACACACCCCAGTTACCCAATGTGTAAACGTCTCTGTAATACGGATCGGTCTCGTCTTCCAGTCGCCGTCTGTCTTGATCTGTCAAGAACCGATTGTCTTTGTATGTAGTTTTCAATATGCTTGTCGTGTCGTTTCTGTATGTGGTCTTCTCGTCTTCCCAGCAGTTAAAATATTTCTCGAATATCCAGTGACTTTGTAGTATAGGATTAAAAGATAATATCATACGCTTTGAAACCTTTGATTTTCCTCTTAACCTTTTTTCAAGTTCCTTGACATCCGATTCCATTACCTCTGTTGCTTCTTCAATCCAAATGTCTGTGATATTTCCCTTTACGGGTCGGATAGACTTTATCTTCTGAACATCGTCCAAGCCTACAAATAAGATCTGATATCCGTTGGTACATGTAATTGTCAAATCTGATAAGTTGATTGAGAACAGCTTTTTGTCTTGCTCCCATTTCATTATAACCCTTACCAGCTCATTGAACATTGAAGCTTTTACATACCTCTTAACATTCCTGATACAAAGATAGTTCCTTCCACCTTTCATCAAATCCCATATACACCTTTGAGCTAAGAACACCGATTTCCCCGAACTTGAACCACCGAAGTATATTTGTGTATCGGTTTTGTCTTCCAAATAATCAAGATAAACCTTATTGAAAATTGATGGTGGCACTCGTACTGGTGTGTTCATTCGTCATCCTCGTCTAACAACGAAACTGTTATAGTATTGTCTCCTGTCTGTTTGATTTCCTGTTTATCAGACCATCCTAATTGCTTTAACGAGAAAATCGCCATAGTAGTATTTATGGTGTCTGCTAAGCCACGCCGTTCAAGTTGAGCTATTTTCTTTTCAATCAATCTTTTTATAGAGTCCGAAAACTTATCACTATCAGAAGCAAACTCATATAACCGTTGCTTTCTTACCCCTGTAGAATAAGCAAATTCTTCTACAATCGGTATATCAGTCATTTCAATATACGCTTCCATATTCAGCCTTATATCTTCTATAACTTCTTCGGTATATTTTATTGGTCTTCCTTCTTTTGCCATATCAATCACCTTATAAATATTATAGTCCCGTGTATGTCTTATGTCAAACTA